TCACCTAAAAGAGTTGACTGAACGCTTACGTGAAACGCAGAAAAATAGTAAAGCTGTATTGAAGAACAAGCAAAGTAAATGTAAAACGATTAAAAAACGGGATGAAAAGGCAAAATGCATGAAAGACATCAAAGAAGGGTTTGAAAGAGAAACCGAAGAAACACTGCAATCTATTAAACGAGAGATTGCCGAATTGAAAAAGTTGGAAGAGAAAAATAAAGGTTTAAAAAGCCAAGAAAAACAAAGGGTTAAAGAGTTGAAGAAACAATTGGAGACCTTGCGAAATACATTAGTCCAAGAGGTAATGCTGGTAGAACGGTGTAAAAATATTAAATTGGTATAATATATACTACCATAGAATGGAAAAAAGAACGCGGAAGAAATGTAGGCGATCTGTTCTAAAAAAAACACATGGACGTAAAACACATGGACGTAAAACACATGGACGTAAAACACACGGACGTAAAACACACAGAACATTACGTAATCCTATTAAGAAGAATTCTTTCCGATTAAGGAAGAAAAGAAGAACGTATAAATTAAAGGGGGGAGGAGGGGGGGAATTTCCATGGCCCTGGCCGAAAGGTTTTTCATCAGATAATAATGATTATCATAATGATGTTTTTTATGATGCATATCACGATACGTATAATTATAATATTATATCATCTATTATACATAACTGGGTGAAAAAACAGTATAATGATGAGAAATCGAAGAAACTGCCAGACGAATTTATTCTAGAATGGTATAATGAAATATTTAAGTATCATAAAACTGAAAATACTGCATATGTGGCTTTTCTGGAAAAAGCGATATTTATACGGGGCAAGGAATTTTCGACGAATGAGCTAAGTAAGCATCAGCAAAAATGGGCTGACCATAAGGAGGAAAGCTGGGAAACAGAGCGATCTAGAAGGTATAAAAAATGGAATAAACAACCGAAGATACTTTTAAATATCCGCCTAAAAGTTTTAACCTATTTAAAACAAGCATGCAATAGAGCAGAGGAAGCGGGGAAAAACATATCCACTCTGTGCAATGAATCGCATAAGGAGGAGAATACGCAAATAGCAAGCTACATTAATGAAATCACTAAACTTAAGTCAAACCCGAGTGTAGATAATACGCCTTTAATTAATTTAATTGATACAAAAATCCTTGAGAAAATGGAAAACATTGGCTATATTATAAATACTTCCGACCCCCTTGAAGTTGAAAAAATGGCTGAAGAAATTGGTGACGAAATCATTGAAATATATAAAAAAAAATACGATAATGAGGAGCCCGCGGGATTTCTTCAGAAGGATGTAGAGGAGTTTACAGGATTTCCTACGGGAGAAGAGGAATACGGATTTCCTCCGGAGCATGGAGAGGAGTTTACAGGATTTGACGTGTCAGAAGCATAACCCCGCATAACACGTTTACCATTAGTAGAAGAGGTAATGCTGGTATACTATATGCTACACTGCATCATTAACTATAATACGTATAGGGCACTAGATAGATTGCCTTATCTTCGCAACGTTTAAAAAATTCGGCAACACTTTTCTCATCCGCACCGACAACCGAATCGTCGGGAATATACCATTTATCTCTCTTCACATCGCCATAAAATGCCAGAAAAATAGGAATACTTTGCACCATTTTATACTTTTTTAGTGCCATATACAGGTCAATATTATCGTCCACATTAATATCGGCGCATATAATGTTACTTGCCGATTTACTAATAAACGTTTTATAAGAAGGCGCAATTTTCTTACACGGTCCGCACCATTCGGCACCAAATTTAAGAATCAATACGGCATTTCCCATTCCTGCTTGTAACTTTTCCAACTGTGCAACATTTAGTTCGGTAATAATTTGTTTAGACATGTTATAATAATAGAGTAGATAATTCTGTTTAATATATTATTTGCGGCTTTTATATATTAAATTATTTAATTGTTAAATAACATATAAATCTATTTTATGTTATTTCCTTATTTTGTTAGAAAAATAAATTAATGTTTATAACTTTACTAAAAAATTGAAATTCTTTTTTTGTGAATAGTATTAACCAAGACATCTAACCAAGATCAACAACACAACAGAATGGTTAACATCAAAGGATTAAACAAAGAAGAACTCTTACGCCGGATGGTTTCCGGAACAGTTACCAACGTCAACCGTCCATTTTGGGGATTACAGCAAGGCGAGCGCATGCCTCCGAAAGTAATTGGAATGGTTTCATATCATAATGATGTAAAAATCGGAATTGATTTTAGCCAAGATAATGTGAATTCGTTTGCTTACAATCGCGACGCTGGTGACTCCAACAAAATGGAACGGATTGTGGCTCAAATGCGCAAGGAAGAAGAAGAATACCGCCAACAACAGCAAGAGCAACAGCAAGAGCAAGAGCAAGAGCAAGAGCAAGAGCAACAGCAAGAGCAACAGCAAGAGCAACAGCAAGAGCAACAAGCAACCGCATAAAGAATAATAATATAATAAAGGCATAGTCCCACTTCAAACAGGTAGAAGTATTTTTTTTAATTGTATATATATTTATTTAACTTTTCACTATTTTTTCCAAAACGTCAATATCAATCGGCGGCAAATCCACATGCGCTTCCCAGAAAAATTTACAAAAGGACCAGATAAAGACATAATTTCCAACATACCATTCCGGGCGTTCTTTTAAAAGCCGTTCACGCAACGCCGGCGGAAGCAACTCCATACTGCTGGGTGGCAGCACATAACTTAATTGCGTTAAAGGCGAAACGGGTTTTTTTGGTTGAGTCGTAATGAAGGATTGGTTAGAATAAGGAATGTATTTTACCAAATCAGTTAATAAGGGCGGGTAGTAATAATTATAACTCCAACGCCAATCCGCACAACCAGTAGAATAATATTTCATTGTCCATTCAAGTCCTTCCAAATAATTGGTGCTGATTTCTTTGCGACGTTCATCGTTGATTTTTGTTTTAAATAAGCCTTTGTAATAGCGCGTTTCCCATCCGGCATCAGAGGGATTAATGTATAATTCAACTGCCCTTTCTTTAATGGGAAGCAATAAATTCTCATCTTGTTTATTATCTTGCGAGGTGCTTTCATAGCGAGCGCGTTTACTCATTTTTCCCCGATAGACGTATTCTTCTTTAATAAAGTCATGTTCATTTGTGGCCAAATGATCCACGTATTTTCTTACATTTTTCCAATTAATTTCTCGGTCAACCGTTAGTGTTTCTTTTGTATCCTGAAAAACATGTTTATAGGCATTGATTAGATTGGCAATACCGTTGGTTCTAATATTTAACGCTGGAAAGTGGGGTAAAAAATCATTACCTAAGAAAAAACAAATGAAAATGTAATCAAAAATAATGTTGTTTTTCAAAGAAATCACATTTATATCTACACATTTGCTACCTTTGCTATCTTTGCTATCTTTGCTATCTTTGCTATCTTTGCTATCTTTGCTATCTTTGCTATCTTTGCTATCTTTGCTATTTCCCTCGTTAGACAATTCACTAATAATATGTTTAGCAAGTAACGGAATGTCCAATACATATTTTTCGTTTGGATTCAATGTCTTATCAATGCTTTTAATAAACTCGGGTGTTTCTCGGTAGAGGAATAAATTTTCAGAAATATGCAGATGGTTAATGGAGAGCATAATTAAGTCTGCATCAATTCCGTAAATAAGTGTATTGGTGCTTTTATGAAAATCGGCATTATTTCTGATATATTCGTAAAGTTTATGCTCGCCTTCGCCAGCTTCTTCGCTAGTGGATACAATAATTTTTTCAACACCATACTCTTTGGGGTTAGAAAAACGTTTTGTTAATTCAATACCTAGATTATGCATAAAGTTGGTGCCTGGCGTGATGGCAGAACGATTCCAATGATAGTTGTGATTTTTACTATCATTATCCTTTTTACTATCGGTAATGTCAACCGGTTTGATTTGTTCTTGAAAGGCGGTCATATACCTCCGATTACGCTGTTGATCCAACTTTGCCATCGGCGCAACACCATCAAAGGCAATAAAGATTCGCTTGTCAGGATTAATTTCTTTGATACATTTTGATAAGTTCACGATAACTTGTTTAATAATATCATTTTCAAATGCCGACTTATAATCGGGCGTTTTTCCTTTTATATGTTTAAAAACATTATTTTGGTTCGCATTTACAATTTGATGTGCTTCATAAATAAATGAATTACAATCTAAATATAAATTGTTCATTTTTTTACCGTCTAAGGTTGAAGCAGAAAGCTGTTTAATGATTTTTCTATGGTTTCTGACAATATGTGCAAAGTAACTAGGAATTCCCATTTTACGTATTGATGTAAAGAGTGTCTATATATATCATCAAACTATCTTTATATAATTATAAATGTATATAACTATGATTATATAACTATGATTTTATACATTTATTTCTTCATATAATATTCTATACAGTATAGATATAATATGGATGTTTCTTTTGAAACAATCATTCACACAAAAATCATAAAATTAAAAGAAATTATTAAAAATAGTATCAATTCAAATCAGCTTAATAAAAAATTAGATTTTATTGAATCAAACGATTTAAATTCGTGTATAGATTATGCGGAAGGAATATATGATAGTTTGAGTGACTTGTCAAATTACGTGAATACACTAAGTCAAGATGAAACAATAGATAAGTTACAGAGTATTATTAATAAAATATCAACATTGATTAGTTTATATGGATGTGACAATTTAGATGATTTAATATACATATGTATTAGTAGTCAGTATAAATTAGAATCTCGTTATAAAAAACGGTATAACACATTAAATATGTATATACACCCACTTCGTTATAAAATATTGGAGTGGAAATCAAAGGTAAAATCAAATGAAGAAACGATATTTAAAAATGCAGATAATTTGGAATGTTTTAAATTGGATAGTTCAAACATTAATTTTAAAAATGAACTATTTGGAATTAAGGTAGCACTACACGATATTGATAAACAACATACAATAATTGTCTATGGGTGGGTAGATGATATTGTTCTAAAATATATTGACGAAGATGAAGAATTGGTTTATAAGGTAAATGAATTAAAAGAAATTATACCTTCACACGAAATGTTCAATACAGTAACCTATTTGCGCTTTATTGAATGTATAACCTTACACGATTTATTAACATGCAGTAATAAATATTTAAAAGAGAGATATATCTCTTTTATTGAAGAATACAATAATTCAATTTTGAAAAAATCAGTATTAGATATTATTAATAATTTTAATAACAAGGATATTATTGATAAAAGAAGTATATTAATAATGCTATTAATACATTCAAATGAAAACGAATGTCATTATCTGGCATATCTACTATATGACTTATTGTCTAATGATATTAACGGAATTATAGATACTTACGAACAAACATTAATATATGATAGTTTTCCATATAATATAAAAAAATATTTTAAGGATGCAATGAAATTTACACTTAATTATCCGAAGAAAATTTCAAAATTAGAAAATACTCACTTGACCTTAGAGCAAAGAATATGTTTAATGAAGACCGATGATATTGTAAAAGAAAAGGCAATGGTTAAGCTGAAGGAGGTAAAAATGAAGTCAGAAGATACTGGTTCAAAAGCAATGCAGTATTTAGAAGGACTGTTAAAGATACCTTTCGGTATTTACAAAGAAGAACCAATTCTCTCATTGATGCCATCTAATATCACTATTTTTAAAACATTGGTAGAGAGATTAAACAAAGAGTTTTATAATAACTCAAAATGCAATCCCAAGTCATTTTTTCCATTTAAACATAATTATACTGGTCTAGAAATAAATAAATACTATCCTATTTTAAAAAATGAATACACAACGCATATTCATGATTATTTAAAAACACAATTTAAAAAATATATAGATTCTATTTCAAAAGCTAAAATTATTGATTTATATGCAGAATTAAATGAATTAATAAAGATACATACGGAACATATGAATACAGGTAATACAGGTAATACAATTAAATATAGTTATACATTAACTAAACCATCTGGAAAATCATTACAACAATTGAGAGAATGTATTGTGAATGATGTAAATAAGATAATTACAAATAATGCGTATATGTTAAATGAAATGTATACATTTATAGAATCCTCAATTACACAACACGAAATTTTAATTCACAATGAATTAAACAAACAATTATCAATAATTGATACTAATAAAAATAAAATACAACAATTTATGAAAAATGTAACAGCTACCTTAGAAGAATCCGTTTATGGGCATTCAAATGCAAAGAAACAAATAGAGCGAATCATTGGTCAGTGGTTGAATGGCGATTTAACTGGTTATTCTATTGGTTTTGAAGGTCCACCTGGTGTTGGTAAAACATCGTTGGCAAAAAAAGGGATCGCAAACTGCTTAAAAGACGATAATGGCGTATCGCGACCCTTCTCATTTATAGCAATGGGTGGTTCTACCAATTCAAGCACATTTGATGGGCACAATTATACTTATGTTGGATCAACGTGGGGAAAAATTGTTGATATTTTAATGGATACCAAAATAATGAATCCTATTATATTTATTGACGAATTAGATAAGGTAAGTAAAACTGAACATGGGAAAGAAATTATTGGAATTTTGACGCATTTAATTGACCAGACCCAAAATGACACTTTTCAGGATAAATATTTTAATGGTATCAACTTGAATTTATCAAAAGCATTGTTTATATTTTCATATAATGATGTTGATATAATTGATCGGATTCTTCTTGACCGAATTCATCGGGTTAAATTTGATAATTTATCATTAGAAGACAAGTTGATTATAACACGTCAATTTATCCTACCAGAAATTTATACTAAAATGGGACTGAATGATATTATTGATATAAGTGATGAGGTGGTTAAGCATATTATACTAAATTATACGTGTGAACCTGGTGTTAGAAAATTAAAAGAATTGATTTTTGAAATTATGGGGGGAATTAATCTAGATATATTAAAAAATAACATTTCGGAAAATTTAATATTGCCTATTCAAATTACGATTGATAACATCAGTAATACTTATTTAAAGGAACATAGAGAATTAAAACCACCACTAATTCATAAAGAATCTACAATTGGTGTTATAAATGGATTATGGGCAAACTCATTGGGAAATGGAGGTGTTTTACCAATAGAAGTTACCTATTACCCCAGTAATACATTTTTGGATTTGAAATTAACCGGAATGCAAGGGGATGTTATGAAAGAGAGTATGTCTGTTGCAAAGAGTTTAGCATGGTCATTATTTTTAAGAGATACCGAAAAGGAAGCGGTAGAATTGCAGAAAAAATTGGAAGAAACAAAACATCAAGGAATTCATATACATGTTCCTGAAGGCGCAACACCTAAAGATGGTCCATCGGCTGGCACAGCAATTACTATTGTTTTGTATAGTTTATTTAGTAAACGTAAAATAAAAAATGATATCGCGATTACAGGTGAAATCTGTTTACAGGGAAGAGTTACGGCTATTGGTGGATTGGAATTGAAAATTTTAGGAGGAATTCGCGCAGGTGTAAAAACATTTATTTATCCAAGTGATAATAAACAGGACTATTTGAAATTTATGGAAAAATATAAACTAACTGACATAGTTAAAGGAATTCAGTTTATTGATGTTGAGAGAATAGAAGACGTTCTCTCATTGGTATTTGTGTAATCATTATTACAATTAAACCAAATTATAACCATAGTATATATTATTGTAATTATAAAATGATTATTTGAATAAAATTATATTATATGTTATTATATACCTAATATATAATATGGCATTATCATTAACATTATCAAATGTATTGCAATTTTTTTCATTTATATCACCAACCTTGTTGGTTTTCTTTATGTTTATGAGTTCATTATTTAATCAAAATTTGAAAGGGATTGTCTATATATCCGGATTACTTATATGTTCAATACTTAATATTATTTTTATGAATCTTGTTGGAAGTAATAGAGATGAAAATGAAGCATTTTCGTGTAGTTTATTTGATATACCCCTGGTTTCTCAATTTAATAGTCCTTATCCAAGCTGTATGATTATTGCGTTTACAATTGCGTATTTGGCACTTCCGATGAAATACAATAAACAAATGAACTATATTGTGTTGGCATTTTTAATGTCCTTATTGGTTGTGGATATACTAACTAAAGTTCAAAATAAATGCACAACGTATCCAGGTTCTGTAATGGGAGCATTAGTTGGGTTTATTTTTGGGACATTATGGTATATCATTTTTCATGGATTAGGGTTTGATTCTCTTTTATTTTTTGATGAATTAAGAAGTGATAATGTGATTTGTTCACGCCCAACTAAACAAACATTTAAATGCTCTGTATATAAAAATGGTGAATTAATCTCAAGCAATATTGCTTAATGATTTCTCTACATTACTATTGTTATTGTTACTATTGTTATTGTTACTATTGTTATTGCTAATAATACTTTGAGCCGTATCGTTTTCAGATTCTCTATTTCCATTAGTAATAGAACTTTTATTTTTTGAATTAAAATGAGTATCATACGACTTTATACAGAACATAATACCACTTACAGCAAATAGATGAACCAAGCAATAATAGTTTGCATATAAATATGGTTTAATAAAAATATATAAATAAATGCTTACGGTTATAAAACATAATAAATACGTTATAATTGAGTAAAAAGAAATTCCAATATTATAAATTGTAAAAAATACAAAATATGCAGCGATTGAATTAACACAAACGATATCTAATGGTCTAAATAATCTATGTTGAGAAGTATTATAATGATTTATTATACTAGTAAAAAAACATATAACACTACCAACCGAAATAAGAAACCATCTTATTATATAACCATATGTTGCAGGAAGAATAAATAACATACTTGATATGACATTTCGGTTTATACAGTCATTGATTATAAACCCACTTGGTATTGGTATTGATATACAATTATCCGCATTATTTGTATTTATAATATCGTCATCTGTAATTACCATTCATATTATAAAATAATAATATGAATTTTTGTAATATACTAATTGTATTTATGTATATTTCCATTTATATAGTTTATAAAATTATTAATATAGAGTGAACGATGAAATCCATACATCATTGTTTTTTCATTATTTGATGTTAATTTCATTATAGTAATAAAGTTATTAATTACTCTTTTTGTAATTGCATTTTCATATATGGATAATTTTTCTTTAGAATAATATTCACCTTTTGCTCGTTTATTTACATGATTATGAAATTCCCATAAAAAGTTAATTAAAGCATCTTTGGATGATGAAATGTGGGCTTTATTAACATTATTCATTACACTTGATGCATGTTGTTGACATTCGGGACATGGCAAATGATTACAAATGGATGAAATATGTGAAATCAAGATAGGTAATTCACTTATATATTCATTTTTTAATTTATGAGCTAAAGTATGAAACAATAACCATACCGCGTTTCCCCATTGTTTTTTTTTCATATTTAATATATATATAAAGATATAATTATAGATATAATTATACACTATAATTATATACTATAATTATGAACTATATTATTGAAGATAATTTTAATTTTTTCAATGAGTTGAATAAAGAAGAAGATATGGATCAATCCAGTGGAAACAAAAATGAACAAGTGTGCATGATATCGCATATGCCATTAACGTATAATTCAGTTAAATTACCTTGCAATCATACCTTTAATTATTTGCCACTATACAAAGAGCTGGTTTTGGTTAATACCCATACCCCTCATAAAACCATTAAATGCCCTTATTGTAGAACAATGTCAATCAAATTATTACCCTACATCCCCTTAGTTGGTGTAGAAAAAAGGTATGGTATCAACATACCAAAAACGTTATGCATGGATGGACCCAAATGTGTATATAGTATTAAGAGTGGGAAACACAAGGGTCTAGAATGCAGTAAAGATGGAATGGAAGGACCCGATGGAACATTTTGTAAAAAACATTTTGAACACATTCAGGTAGCAAGCGAAGAACAAAGTAAAATAAAGAAACCCAAACCAATCATTATTTGGACAAACGAAAAAGAAGATTTGTTTAAACGTAAAACGGTCGCTCAGTTGAAAGAAATGTTAAAAAAAAAGAGGATGAAAACAACTGGGTTAAAGAAGGAATTAGTAAATCGTGTTTTTATTTATAATGCAGCAAATAGTAGTAGTAATACTCCAACTGATCTTATTAGTTTGTTATAAAAATGGTTGCGGTGCTATAACCTCTCAAAACGACCCTCAAAATGAATAATAATAAATATTAATATTTATTAATATTATTTTTATAAAAATATAAATAACTCTTAATAACATATGTAGAAATGTCTTCAAACAAAGAAAAATTGTCACAAAATATTAAAGGTTGGTTGCACGTAGATAAAGAAATACAAGTCCTTCAAAAAGAGTTGAAAGAACGGAAGAAAAAGAAGGCATCGTATACTGAAAATCTGGTTGAAATAATGAAATCAAATGAAATTGATTGTTTTGATATAAATGATGGAAAAATTATTTATACACAATCCAATGTAAAAAAACCAATTAATAAGAATCATTTGATTGAATGTTTAACTAAATATTTTGAATCATCGCCAAATATTCCAACAGATGATGTTGTGAAATTTATTCTAGAAAATCGCGAAATAAATACGAAAGAAGGTATTCGTCATAAACCAAATAAAAACGTATAATTATATCTATAATAGAATAGTATTACAATGTTGAAACATAAAAAGGCATTATTACACAACACAAACAATACACCCAATACTATTTTCACAAAGTTAACTAATTTATTTGAAAATGTTAACACACACACTAACGATACTATTTCACACTTAGCTACTAATAACAATAACAATAACAATAACAATAACAATAACAATAACAATAACAATAACAATAACAA